TCTCAAAGAATACTATGTCTTTAGAAGCTTCCGGATTCTTGTATTTAAAATAATTTCCGTCGTGAGTTCTTCCAACAAAGAAATTGAGTTGATTGGATGCAGAATAACTTGGTACAATAATTCTTCCTGAATAGTCTCCAGTTGTGCAGTATCCAACATTATATTTAATAAAATCATTGTCGGTAAGTCCTCGTTCATATAGGTATCGTCTGATTTTGTTAGCTATTACAGATTCGGTAGATGCTCTGTATAGAGGTTGGAATTCTTTGGGTAGTTCTACAGCAGTTAGTCCTTGATACTCTATGTATGAACCTTTAGGAAGATACCTTAATATCTCTGCTGCTTGATCTCTTGGGGTGTTTAACTGCTTTAATAGTGAACGAATCGATTGGCCACGAGTTTGACATACCCAACATTCCCAGAAGTTCTTTCCTTCTTCGTTGGTATGCATATTGATCTCCAGCTTTGGTTTTCTGTGATTGCAAAATGGGCAATGAAAAGCATGGTTGTCTCTAGATCTTTTGTGGGATTTCCCTAAAAGGTTTTCTAGAGAGCCTAGCAAAAATGTGTACTCCATAGTATCGTCCGTAACTATTATATAGTAATATACGAATAATCTATGTAGTTAACAACTTATATAGGTAAAAGTTTGGTTTAATCTAGGGGACCGTGTTTGCCGGAGCCCATATCTGCTGCAAAATCTCTTGAAGAGACTGAGTCTAATTGTACATATACAGCGTCAGTGTTGTTTTTGTCTGGTATTTTACTTATTCCAAAGTAGGAACTAAGCTTAAATTTGTCTATATGCTTGGATTTATCACTATTAAGAACGGCTTCTATCATAGCAAGTACGTCTTTTCTCCAATTAGTCTTTGGTTGTAGTGTTTTAAAGTCACTACTGTCTTGAAAGTTCTTCAGGTTTGTAGGTACCTTAATAGATTTTATAGTATCAGGTACTCTTTGAAGTAGTTTAGAAAACTCTTCTAGGGTGTCTGTAGAACCCAACCAGTCTACTGAATACGTTTTACCGTTTATGATTGATGTTGCAGGTTCGAATCCTTCAAAAATAATACTTCTTAATTTCATACTAATTAGTCATTTCCGCATCCGCAGTTACCACCGCATCCACATTCGTCGTTGTCTATTCTCTTCATAATTTTTTAACTTTAAGTTTTAAATCTCCAGATCCTTTAATTAATCTGTGATATGTCTCTTTAGGTATAAATAGGGAGCCTTCAAGTAAGGTTTGGGGAGTGTTATTATCAAATTGAAATTTCCAATCTGTTGGGTGAAGAGGTGATATTTCTCTATCCTCTCTATCTCTATGCCAAACTAATTCAAAGTCTCCGACGTCTTGAGTAAATGTTCTAACGTCTCCGTCTTCTTTATAAGGTCTATCTTCCATTTATCACAAGATACGAAATATTACTCTAATTACCTACCAGTACCCTGAGAAGTTTTCTGAACCTCCTAATGATTTCCAGTATCGGCCAATATTACAAGACCAGTATCCTGCTTTTGATTTATCTTTCTTTACAGAGCACTTATGTCGTGATGCAAAAGAAGCTCTTGCTCCCTTTACTTTAAATTTGGCAGAAAGATCATTATCTCCGAATGACACCTTTGTAACGTTGCCTTTGGGAGATTTAACATAAACGTAGAATTTTTTACTTCCTCCTCGTTTTGGTTTGTTAAGCTGCACCTTTTTGCCTTGGTATTCAGCTTCGTTCATATAGCCTACTGAAGCTTTAAGTAGGTCAAATCCGTTAAAATCAAATGATTCATTATTAATCTCGACTGCTTTTCTAAACTTATCCATGTCGATTGTTCCTCCGATTGATTCAACTAATTCTTGAATCTGTTCGAAGTTTATCATATCTGAGATGGTTGACGCTTCGTCAATTGTATTTTCATCTTCAATCATAGAGTCAATAAGAGCTCCAATTTCAAATAACGGGTTATATTTTGTAGAAGCCATTGGAAGGTCTAAAGGAACTTTCATTCCATTATACTCTCCGTATTCTCCTATATCTGTTGTTTCTAGTAATTCTTGATCTTCTTCGGTAAGGTCGATTTCCTCGTTACTAAGCGCTTCTCTTGCTTCCTTAAATAGATTAACAAAGGCGGTGCTAGAATAGCGGTAGACATGCTCATGTAATGAGAGTCCATTGTCTAAGTGGTACTGTAGTGAAGGGTATCCTATTACGTCTTTTAGTCTAATCATATTTCAAAGTCTTTTCTGTAGAACTTAGCTAAAACGTTATCATTAATATAATCGTCTCCTTCTAAGGCTTCTTTAATAAATAGGTATTTACATTCGAAATAGGTCAATTGTTTCTTTGTAGGTACAAATTGAAGTATCTCTCTAGTAAACTCACCTTGTTTGTTCTCTTTAATAAGAGACATGATTTCTTTATGAGAGCCGTAGTAAGTTTTCCAGTCTGATTCTGTTACTATTTTCTGCTTTAGAGGGGTTCGTCCGCCAATACCCTTAGCTTTTCGGGCTAATCTTAATTCTTCTAATGCTCTTATTCCTAGTTTCTTATTTCTTTCGAAATAAAGTACCTTCTTTCCTATATACTTTCTACCTGAAGGGGTATGAGTTACTTCGTATATAAATCCAAAGGTGGATTTTGGCATATTCTCAATACTCTCTATAGTATCTTCTTTATATTTCCACATAACTATTATTTAATTATTTACTGTGTACAACTTGAAGGGTCATTACAGTCTATTACTGGTACGTGATCTGTTATCATTGCATCTGTAAGTGAAGGTGAACTTGAATAACTAGTATTTATAATTGTTCCACAGTATGTTGCGTTATCACCATTAATACCTGAACATGTTGTGTTGTCATTAGCTCCTTTAAATTGGACTACGTCTCCAAATGAGAATGTAGTATTTAATGCTGTTAAGCTACTGTTTGGACAGTAAGCAGTTTTAGAAGCGTTGAAGTTTAATCCATCACCACATCTTTGAATTAGGTAATTTATTACCGGAGAAGGTGTTTTGGTTGGTAGCGGTGTATTGGTAGCTGTAGGTGTAGGTGTTGTTGATGCTGTTGGAGCTGGTGTGTTTGTTGGAGCTGGTGTGTTTGTTGGAGCTGGTGTTGGTGTATTGGTAGCTGTTGGAGCCGGTGTAGCTGTTGGCGGTACGTAATCTGGGTTGTTTATATCACAATGTACGGTGTCTGAGCATCCGTAAGTATTACAGCTATAAATTGTTGCGTCTGGGTTGTTTGTTATATATGTTGTGCTAGTGACAGTTCCACATTGTATTGTAGCTGGGTTTGCTGTTTTGATATACTGTACTATATCTCCTACTGCTATTGAGGTACATAGTGCTTTAGGCATGTTATAGTTATAACCAGTTACACAGTCTTCAATCAATATGTTTGCTACCGGAGTAGCTGTTGGTGTGTTAGTACTAGTAGGAACTGGTGTGCTTGTTGGAGGTGGTGTTTTAGTAGGTGTTGGAGCTGGTGTGTTTGTTGGAGCTGGTGTTGGTGTAGCTGTTGGAGCTGCACATCCAGGTACTTCATTCGTTATAGCTTGCGAACCTACTCCTAAACTTACTGTTCCTGTGACTGCACATATTGTAACAGAAGTCCAAGCGGCTAGTGCTGAAGAAGTAACGGAAGCTTCTCCGCAAACGACATAACTATATTGTGTGCTGGTTGATTGAGTGTTTTGTATTGTATAAGCTGTACAAGCAGCTATTGTCGGTGTAGGTGTTGGTGTGTCTGTTGGTTCAGGTGTAGCTGTTGGTTCCGGGGTAGTTGTAGCTGTAGGTTCCGGTGTGATAGTAGCTGTAGGTTCCGGTGTGCTTGTTGGTTCCGGTGTACTAGTAGCTGTTGGTTCTGGTGTATTAGTTGGTTCAGGAGTATTAGTAGCTGTTGGCTCAGGAGTGTTTGTTGGTTCTGGTGTGCTTGTACTAGTTGGTTCTGGTGTACTAGTAGCTGTTGGTTCAGGTGTAGGTGTTAATGTTGGTTCCGGTGTATTAGTAGCTGTTGGTTCCGGTGTGTTAGTTGGTTCAGGAGTATTGGTTGGTTCCGGTGTACTAGTGCTTGTTGGTTCAGGAGTATTAGTTGGTTCCGGTGTACTGGTATTTGTTGGTTCAGGAGTACTCGTAGCTGTAGGTTCCGGTGTATTAGTTGGTTCCGGAGTATTGGTAGCTGTAGGTTCCGG